TAAGTAATGCTCTAGATTTATCTCTAATATTACCATAGAAAACTTTACTAACTTCCAATATCTCATCCAATCCAGTATTTTGGTTTGGTTGTTGAAGATACACCGATGCATCTTTTGATGCTGTTAAAAAATAGTATGCCATTATCTTACTCTACCTTTAATATCTGAATCTGGAAACTTTATTTCAAAAACCGATGGGTCTAAAGATGGATATACAATCTTATCTTTAGTTGCTGCATCTATATTATAAGAATGAGGTGCATAATTACCACCACATTTATTTGTTATTTTTAACATTGGTACAGATGATACTCCTTCAATATTAGCTAATAATAATTCAATTTCGCTCAAATTTATTGTTTGATTAAATGTCATATTATCTATCGAAAAATAATCTCTTAGGGAACTTATACATTGTATTAATATCTCACTTTTATTATAGTTTGGATAACATATAATTTCAAAATCAATTCCAATATTAATAACAAATCCATCTAGCATATTAACACCATCTGTTAATATTTTGTATTCATTTAAATATGTTTTGAGATTTTCTTTAACTGCTCTGTTAATATTTGTCATATTACCATTTACATCATATGCTAACAAATATAAATTTATTGCAAATGGATTGTTCTTTTCATTTTCATTAGAAGTTTTTCCAACTAAAAATTTTGTTATTTGTTCTTTTACTTCAGCTTGAGATGGTTCTAATGCATCAGGGTTATTAACAAAACTCATCACCAAATCGGTAAATTCTTGCAAATGATTAGGAGATGCTAATATAGATGATGGGGAATTATTATCCAGTGTACCATCTGCAGTTGCATATGCTTTTGCAATTGCTCCAAATTTTGAAGGCATTGATAATGCTCTAACTTGATAATCTTTTGCAGTTACTGCTCTATTTTGTGCGGAAAAATTTGCTAATGCATTTTCTCTTATTTCATTTATACTATCACCACTTCTACCACCAGTTGCTGGAATTTCGTTATCTATTGCAATTGAATCTTTCATTCTAATATATAAAGATAATTGCTGTGTATTGAAGTAACTTGTATCTTCATCAAATTCAATACTATCTATTGTAGTTATAGAATTTGCCGGTACATTTGATATAATACCACCACCTATTAAATATTTAACAGAAATTGTTGTATTTGCAGGCGATGTACCATATGTTTTTGTTTTTAAGAAATTGGTAGGGTCAAATGATTCTTCTAATCTACTAATAGAATTTGGTAATCCCAATCCAACATTTTTTAGATTTGGAATTAGTTGTTCATCAGATGCAGTTGAATCGCCAGCTCCAAATTGTAAAGTAGTGGTTCTATCGCCATTTATACTAGTTACAAATCTTCTTGGTGTTTTTAATGTTTTTAATATAAATGGAATGGTTGATTTAAATTGATATAAATCAGGATCGTTTGCTTCAGTATTTGGCTGTTCAATGAAAACCATTTCTTGTGCTAAATATGGAACTTCATACCATTTATTATTATTTGAATCTCTACAATCTAATATTTCTATTATATTATCTTCAGGTAACTCAATTCTTTGATATGGTGAATACGAATCAAATTCATATGATTTAGTTACAACAGTACCTGCAGTTGCATCTACATACTTTTTTACAAGATAATAAGTTGGTTCTCCCGTTTGATTATCTCTTTCGTAAACTGTAATTTCTCTATTATTTTCATCTGAAAAATCTACAATATCTTTCGTTATAAAATTTATACTATTTACAGATGAACGAGCATGCATCCCAGCCTTAATCCTAATATAATATTTTGAATCAGGCATATTATTTGCACTTACCCCAATTGAAGGAACTAATTGATATACAGATAATTTTGTTACAGCTGGTGCAGTTACTTTTGGTTTATATCCTAAGTATCTAGCTAATGGTATTATACTTTGCATATCATCTGCATATAACATCAATGATTGCTTAAATGTATCATCTATATAATAAGATAAAGTATCTCCTACATAAGATGCCATTTCGATAAACATAGTACCAGGAGATGCCTCACTAAAATCGTTATATGTTTTTGGAAAATATGTTTTTGCGAATTCAATTAAATTTTCCTTAAAAGCATTAAAATCTTTATTAAGGTATTTTATATCCTTTCCTTTATTTTTAAAATTTGTATTTGTATTATTAAGTGCCATATGTTATCCGTTTATATTAAAATCTACTTTAAAACTTTGACTATTATAATTAGCTGTAAATGTAATACTGACAGATACTTCATTTAAATCTTTCATTTCATCTGTTGCTTCTATATTTATCTCATTAATGCTCAATTGAGGTAGCCAAAGTCTAATGGCAGAATCTACCGCTTGGAATATTTTATCTTCAAGACTATCATCATTTGGTTCAAATAATAATCTATGTAAATTAGTACCAAAATTGGGTTGGCCGATTCTTTCTCCTTTTTTAGTTAAAAGTAAATTTCTTACATTTGATTTTAATTGTACTAAATTATCATATGTTTGGTTAAAAGTATTAGATGTCATTTGTAGTGGCAATGATAATCCTATCGCATAATCATTTAATTGTTCAGTTGAACTATTTACTATATATGTTCCTAATACTACTGCCATTACTTCTTTTTAAATCTTTTTACAAGTTCTGAATAATCTCTATTCAATGCTTTATCTATTTCAGCTACTCCAGTGTTTACACCCAATCCAGTTGGTTGAGGTCCTTTAGCCATATCACTATACCCCATTTTTTCAGCTAATGCAGTTCCACCTACAATTGAACCCATATCACCTTGTCCAAAATTCATTGTTCTAAATCCACCATCACCTTGTGGTATTCCACCTCTTGTTTCATTTAGGATTTGATTAATCATTGGGTTTTTGCTATATTGCTTTGTTGGTACTGATTTAGTTTGAACTGATTCTTGAATTGGTTCATCTCCTAAAATAGCCTTAGCCATTGAAATACCCTTTGATTGTGGTTTTGGTGCTACTTTTGTTTCAGATAGCATTTTTTTCATTTCAGCCTTCACACCTTCCTTAATTAAAGCAGGTAATTGCTCTTTAAGCTCCTCTTTAATAAGAATTTGAATGGCTTCTAATAGTTTATCCATGTCCATAATATTCTATTCTTTGTTTTGTTATGTTTATAAATATTTAAATAAAGTATTTTTGAGATTATATCAAAATTTAGTCTAATATGCAAAAATTGTACCTCCAAGTACTTTAGAATTTGGATTTGCCCTTAATTGATATAAATAATTAATATTTGTACCTGCTTTATAAGCAGCTGGATTATTTGATGTGAAATTAATATACTCTTTTGGTACATCTTTTAATAATTGTGCAGCTGCCCCATATATTGAATTTGCATCCTTTGCACCAGGTCCATTTATGAAAGAAGGAGCAGGACCGGGATTAAATCTTGTACCAGTAATTGGTTGATATTGAAATGGCTGTGTAATTATATCCGTTAGTGTTGCAAATTTAAATCTTGAATTTCTAGGTCCAGCAGGCGTATAACCAATTCTAGTTCTATTTAATATAGTTGCCATAACCCAAGCTCTTTCAGTCTGATTTGTTGTAGATTCTGCAAATGTTAATGAAACTAAACTATTCCACTCACTATCAGATAAAGCTCTACCTAAATATGTTTCAGCAGCTGCTTTAGCATCGGTATTACTAGCTACAAAACTGGTTTGTAATGTTCTTTCTGTATTATCATCACTAGTACCATCCGGTCTACTATATTTATTTGGAGCAAAATTTGGTCTATATTCAAGTTCCAAATCAACATCTTCGGTAAACCTATCACGGGTAACTAAAGCATCTGATTGAAAATTTGTTTTACCCGTTAAACTATCTACCGAAGGAGATGCTACATCTGGAATTCTATATCCAGTCCATCTACATATGCTTGGTGCGGGTGGTAGTGGTGGTTGGTATGTAGATAGAACCGATGCCTGTCCAGACACAGTTAGTAAATGAGCTTTTGCATATCGTATGAAGTCATCTACTAATAATATTGGATTACTATTTGGGTCTACATACGACATTATAAAGCGTTTATTATTATATTTGCAATTTGTCTAGCTTGAGCTCCACTTGGATGAAATCCATCACTTAATGTTCCGATATCAAATATTCCTATAAATTGTGCATTAGTAATTGTAGTTGGAATTGATTCTTGATATTTTTTATAATTTTCTATCATAGGAATATAATCAACTTTATTTCTTACATATGAAGTTGTTGGCATTTTAGTATAATCCATATTTTGTGTGCTGTATCCAAGTATAACATATGCTTTAGCTCCATTTGAAACTGCCAAATCAACCATTTTTTGTATATTACTTAATACTGTTTTTATTGGTATTTGAGAAAATATATCATTAGTACCCCCATATATGTAAACTCTATTATATTTAGTAGTTGCTAATTGATTTGGTAAATTTTGTAACATCCATGATGTTTGTTTACCCCCAATTGCCAATACATCAACAACTGCATTTGGTAATGATTTTTTAACTTGTGCTGGATATGTCCAACTTACCATTTCACCGGTTGGGGTTTGTATTGCTGATATGGAATCTCCTACAAACAGTATTTTTTCAGTTGTACTTGCTTCCAATGGCTGTGCAGTACTACCACTACCACCTCTTGCTGTATTATTGTTTGCTTGTTGATTATTATTTATAGCCGCTAATGGTTTAATCCATTTTCCGGGATTTGTTACTATATTTGAATTAACCACAATATTAGCCGTAACTCCACTTACCAATTGTTCTATTGTTACTAATGGTATTGGAAAACGATTCATTTGTATTGCAGTTGGGGGTGGTTGATTTTCCGGCAGTA